GCTGTTAGAGAGCTGTATAATGATGATGATCGTTTCGAAATGAACGCCAATTGCCTCTGGATATGGCGTAAACTAGGAGAAACATGGAGCGTAAGAAAAGAGAGTGGACACAAGCAAGATTCAACTCATTCGTAAAGAGTGCTTTAAGAAGTGCGTCAAGACGCTGGCCTCCTAAGTATGAATGTTTAAATGAAGCCTGTGTTGGTGTTAAGAAAAACAAAGCAACTGGGCGCATGGCTAAGCATTTCAAATGTGCCCACTGTAAAAAACATTTCCCCGCCAAGGGAGTTGAAGTAAATCATATTATTCCTGTTGTGCCTGTCACTGGATTTGATAGTTGGGATGGAATTATAGCCAGAATGTTCTGTCCTAAAGAACAGCTAGAGGTGTTATGTAAGGAATGCCACAAACTTGTGTCGGCTGGAGAGCGGGAAGAGAGGAAGAAACATAAATGACAACACACTTAATTATTTCTGATGTACAAGTTAGACCAGGCAGAGATTATAGGTTCTTAGAGGCCATTGGAAATTACATTATAGAAACAAGGCCCGATGTTGTTGTGAACATAGGAGATTTTGCAGATATGGAATCTCTATGTACATATGACAAAGGAACTAAGAGCTTTGAAGGCAGAAGATATACAAATGATGTGGAAGCAGCACAAGAGGCAATGTATACAATGCTTGAGCCTCTGTATAAATATAAGAACAGACTTAGGAGAAACAAGCATAAGATGTATTCTCCTAGGATGGTGTTAACATATGGGAACCATGAATTCCGCAGCTGTAAAGCTGTTGAAAGTGATCCGAAGCTAGAGGGGCTTATCTCTTTAGATGATTTGGGATATGAAGATGCAGGATGGGAAACTGTTCCATTCTTAAAGCCAATAGACATTGATGGGATTTGTTATTCTCATTATTTCTGCTCCGGAAGCATGGGAAGACCGTTCTCTACAGCAGCTAGGATGGTAGGAGCTTTACATACAAGCTGTATAATGGGGCATACCCAGAATGCTGATATTTGTATCACCCAGAAAACAGCAACAGGCCGTCCGATACTCGGCCTATTTACAGGATTGTCTACAGTCTACCCAGAAGACTACCTAAACCCTCAAACTAATGAGAGCTTACGGCAGATATGGGTACTTGAAGATATTGAAAATGGCTTTGCTGTTCCTAGAGCCATTCCCTTAAACTACTTAATTGGTAACTACTTATGAAACAAATTAGAGAAGATGTTGAGAAGTTTATGAACGCCTTTGGTCAGAGAATGCCTGATGAATGTAATGCAAACCTATATACAAACCTTATCCATGAAGAATATGGAGAGCTACGTAATGCTGTAACAGAGACAGAAGAGCTTGACGCTGTTATTGATTTGGTATGGGTATTAGTTGGATTTGCTCTGTCTCGTGGATATGACTTGGAAGGAGCGTGGAATGAAGTTAAAGGTTCCAATATGTCTAAGCTTGGGCCACAAGGAATACCCATCTATCGAGAGGATGGTAAGATATTAAAAGGGCCAAACTATTACAAGCCAAACCTTTCTAAATTTACAAGGAATGATAATGATAACAGCTAAGTGTATAGGAGCATCTCTAGGAAATTATAAGGCACCACTGTATACATTTGAATGTGAAATACCAAGAATTATTGTAGCTGAGCTTAACAAACATAGAGCTTTGAGCAATTCAATAGAGAGTAGTAGAGCTGTACCTCTTGAGAAGATGATTGATAAGGTGAGGGACAATATGTTCATTCCTGTGTTTACAAAGAACCAGGCAGGTATGCAAGGGTATAAGATAAACAAAAACCCTATCCTCTCTGACATATGGGAAGAGGCTGCTATGTCTGCTGTTGATTATGCAGAGGAACTGTTCTTGAACCATGGCATACACAAGCAAGTGTGTAATCGTCTAATAGAGAATTTCACATATGTTAAATGTATCCTGTCAGGAACAGACTGGGACAACTTCTTCAATCTCCGTATACATCATACTGCAGAGCCACATATACGAGAACTAGCTATAGCAATATATAAAGAGATGAGAGCAACTGCTCCTATGAAGATTGAGGAAGGGGAATGGCATGTCCCATATATTGAGAGAAAGAGAGATCAATATGGAGCTATTCATTATAGACACCCAGAGACACATGAAGAACTTACAGAAGAAGAGGCTATAAAACTCTCAATAGCCATGTGTGCTCAAGTGAGCTATAGAAACATTGATAGTTCTGATGATAAAGTGAGAAAAGTGTTAGACAGATTGTTTCCTCTAAATGAACCAATCCATGCCGTTCCGTGTGAACATGTAGCAACTCCAGCAGATATAATGGAAGACTCCGTTGGTAATTTCTATGGTTGGTTGCAATATAGACACACAATCGAAAACAATACATGTTATAATTTCACTCATGGGGTGTTTGAGAAACGAATTAATGAGATAAACAAACTAATGGATAAGGATAGTAAAATGAGTAGTGATATGTTCACACCAGTTGAAGATTTTTCAATAGCCTATCCATGGGCTGTTGAATATATGAATAAGCAGGCTTCTATATTCTGGCCTGCTCACGAGGTTAAAGTTGAGAAGGATATTCATGATATTCAGACAAACTGCACAGAGGCAGAACGTCATGCCATAATGGAAACACTGCGTCTATTCACTAAATATGAACAGATTATTGGAGAAGAAAGTTGGACAGGGAGATTTGCTAATACATTTAAAAGACATGAGCTTGTTTCTATGGCAACGTTGTTTGGAGCCATGGAATTGTCTGTTCATAAGATATTTTATAGTAAAATCAATGACTTACTGAACGCAGCTGACCCTGACTTCTACACCTCATGGAAAGAAGACCCAACATTAACAGAAAGGATGAATCAAATAACCGCAATCCTTGATCATCCAAGAGATGCAGTTTATCTTGGTGGGTTTGCTCTATTGGAAGGAGCAGTCTTATACAGTAGCTTTGCTTTCCTCAAACATTTCCAGGTGAATGGAAAGAATAAAATGGTGCATACAGTGAGTGGAATCAACTTCTCAAGCAGAGATGAGAATTTACATTGCCATGCAGCAGCACATGTGTTTAGAGAATTCACCCTGTCTGAACAAGATAGAGAGGATTTGATTGTACTGTCACACAACATAAGAGAGAATGAGTATGCTATAATTGATAAGCTGTTCGAGAAGGGAGAGATTGAAGGTATTACAGCACAGGATTTAAAACAATTCGTTAAACACAGAGTTTCATTCGTTATGAACCTGTTAGGGCTAGTTGAAGAAGTAGAAGATGCAGGGGTAGTAGGTGAGTGGTATTATCCTTCTGTTGATAGCTTTAAGATGAATGATTTCTTTATAACAACAAACAATGAATATTTAAGAAAATTTAGAGAGGAAGATTTTACATGGGAATAAGTGAAGAGAGAAAACTAGGGCAGATTGAGGGACATATTCCTGAGTGGATGACTACAGCTGGCTACCAAATGATTAAGGAGAAGTACCTTCATCAACCCACTATTAAAGACCAGTTTAGTCTTATAGCAAGGACAGCTGCTAAACACATCCCTGAAGCACAAAGAGAGACAGCATATAATAAGTTCTTCTGGCTTATGTGGGAAGGAATCATGAGCTGTTCTACTCCTGTATTAGCCAATATGGGAACTGACAAAGGGCTGCCTGTAAGCTGTTCTGGGAATTACATTGATGACTCCATCTCTGGCTTTTATGAAGCTCGCCTAGAGAATGCTGTTCTTACAAAACACGGATTTGGTACTAGTTCCTATTTAGGGGATGTTAGACATAGAGGAGCTTTATGTAAAACAGGCAGTGCTTCTGGTGCTCAGCCATTAGTAGATGGGTTTGGAAGAGATATGGAAGACGTTGCACAAGGTGCGCAGAGACGTGGTGCCTGGGCTGGGTACCTTCCAATACACCATGGAGATTTCGATGAACTTTCTAATAGCTTATTAGCACATCCAGATGGCAAGAATCTTGGTTGGATTATTGATGATAATTTTATTGAGCAGCTTGAGAGAAAGGAGCAAGAAGCTGTTAGACGCTATAGGAAAGCTCTTTATGTTAAGATGATTACAGGGAAGGGATATTTCTTCTTTGTAGATAAAGCCAATCGTAATCGTCCAAAGATGTACAGGAGTTTAGGGCTTGACATTAAAGCATCAAATTTGTGTGTAGCTCCTGAAACACTTATCCTCACCAGAGATGGGTATATAGAGATACAGGATGTTGCTGGGGAAGAAGTAGATGTATGGAACGGAGAAGAATGGAGCAAGGTGTCTGTATTCAAAACTGGTGAGAATAAAACATTAGTCACAGTTAACACCAAAGACGGGTTCTCATTAGATTGCACTCTCTATCATAAGTTCTATGTTAAACAAGGGACTTCTATTGTCGAGAAAAGAACACATGAGCTGAAGGCTGGAGACAAACTCATTAAATGGGATGCTCCTGTTATCCAGGGAGATAGGGACCTAGCTAACGCTTATGCTAATGGGTTTTACACAGCTGATGGAACAACTGTAGAAGGAAAGCATCGAGTTTATCTTTATGGAGAGAAACAAAAACTGCTTAAACACTTCACACCAACAATGATGCCAACTGTGCAAGAAGATCAGGACAGAACATATTTTTACATGGATGGTCTGAAGCATAAATACTTTGTACCATCTAGTGAATATTCAATTAAGAGCCGTGTAGATTGGCTTGCTGGCCTTCTTGATGGTGATGGATGTTTATTAACTGAAAAAACTTACAAGAGTCAAACACTACAAATTGCCTCTGCTCAGGAAGGATTCCTACACAATGTTCAACTAATGTTACAAACATTAGGTGTCCAAAGTAAGGTGATTCACAGAAGAGCTGCTGGTGAGTACCCACTTCCTAAGAATGATGGTAGTGATGAATGTGGTGTGTTCGATTGTAAAGAAATTAAACTACTTATCATTAATGGGGTTGGAATTATAACTCTCTTAAATTTAGGAATGGAATGCCACAGACTTGATATTAAATATCATATCCCTGACAGAGATGCTAGTAGATTTGTCACAATTGAGAGCATTGTTGACAGTGGCAGAAAAGACGACACGTATTGTTTCACTGAACCCAAGAGACATATGGGAGTGTTCAATGGTATCTTAACTGGACAATGTACAGAAATAATGTTACATAGTTCTAATGAACACACATTCTCTTGTATATTAGCCTCAATGAATGTAGCTAAATGGGAAACATGGAAAGATACAGATGCTGTTTATTGGGCTACAATATTTCTTGACTGTGTATGTTCCGAGTTTATAGAAAAGGCTAGTAAAATCAAGTACTTGGAAAAGGTAGTAGAGTTCACAAAGAAAGGGAGAGCAATTGGACTGGGACAGACAGGATTCCATACTCTGTTGCAGAGCAAGTTTGTTCCTTTCGAGAGCTTAGAAGCGCAATTCCTAAATACAACAATAGCTAAACACATTTGGGAAGAGAGCTTGAAGGCTTCTAAAGAACTCTCATGGAGATTTGGTGAGCCCGAATGGTGTCAAGGGTATGGTGTTAGGAATACTCACAGAATTGCTATTGCTCCTACAAAGAGCACATCATTGATTATGGGTGGCATCTCAGAGGGAATTAGTCCTGACCCAGCACTGGTGTATACACAGAGAACAGCAGCTGGTGAAGTTGTTAGGATTGCTCCAGAGTTCTTGAAATACCTTAAAGACCACGGGCTATATACATCAGAGAATATAGCAGAAGTGAGTAGTAATTTTGGTAGCTGTCAGAAAGTTGATTGGCTTCCAAATCATATTAAAGAAGTCTTTAAAACAGCCTTTGAAATTGACCAGCATGTCATTATTCGTTACGCCTCACAGAGGCAAGAATATGTTGACCAAGGACAAAGCCTGAATTTATTCTTTGATGGAAGAGCAAATTCTGAGTATATTTCTTCTGTCCATAAACAAGCATTCCTTGACAAAAACATTCTGTCATTGTATTATATCCAGTCTTTAGCAGGTGTATCAGCCACTAAAGGACTAGATGAATGTGTAGCTTGTCAATAAAAGGAAAAAAGATGGATGGTAATCTAAGAGAGAACTTAATTGCTATTGTTGGAGATGTGCTAGCTGATGAGAGCACTGATTTGACAAAACATAATATTATGTTTGAATGGACATACCCTGAGACCGGAGATGTAACTTACACGCTCTTTATTGGCCCCAAGGTGTTAGAATCAGACATAGGTGAAGCACCAAGCCTTAATTAACTTACAGCACCCCTAGTGGGGTGTTTGTAATTCCCTTCTCACATAGAGCACGTTCTTCTGCTCTACGAATAACAAGTCCTTTTAATACTTTCCCCTTTGCTGTAACCCATTGGGGCTTACCCATGGCATTTTCGTTCATCCTTTTACATCCCAAGAGTAGATTTCCTCCTCTAAATGCACGAGCTGTTCCACTATTACAATATGCATTAACACCAATATTGTAAGCAAAAGAAACAGCAGCTGCTAATGTTTCAGGATACTTCACTATACTTGGTGTACATTGAATTACAGGGACAGCATGTTTGTACAGCTGCGTTCCTAAACTATCCAAGCATTCTTGCATTGTATACACCTTCCCAACAACCACATCATTAGTGTCTCCCATACATTTAGTAGGGATCCCCACGGGATCGAGATACCCTACTTGCTCCACTCCTTCGTATTTAGGAACCACTATGTATAATATTGCTGCAGTAACTACTCCGACAACAGAAATAAGCCGTTTATCCTTGCGTTTGTCTGTTTCCACTTGGTGCTTTCTCCCGTTCAATCTTATCAAGTACTCGTAATAGCAATGCCTTCATTTCATCTACATTCTTGTTGAGTTCTTCTCTTGTACAGAAATGTTTAGCATCTTCTAATTTGTGTTCTGCTAATTGGTCTCGTAGCATTCTCAAATCCTCCCTATGCCTGTCAAGCTCGTTGTGCGCCCTTTTTAGAAAATACCCAATGATACCAACCGCACCTGTCAATACCTCTGGTAACACACCTACATACCATTCGCCGCCCATTTTAGAATATCTCCTACTGTTGGATGTTTATTAAATACTGCTTTGTTAGCATTGTACTGGTCTTCACTAACAACATCCCTAATTGGTGTATCTAGGGAAGAGGCCAATATTTTAGAAGCTGTTGGAGCACCAGCAAACCACGCCAGATAATCATTGCGGTTGTTTACAGGAAACCCTTTGTCCTGTAAATATTGTCTATTCTCTCTCCACAGATGTTCACCAAGTTCTTTAGTTACAGCTTTGTTGTAACGTAAGGCTAACACCTCATCCTCAGTCTTTCCTTTTAATAAGTCTGGTCTATATTTCTTAGCCATGTCTAGGAATGTTCCCTTTGTAAATTGTCCATGCCCTGCAGCAGAACTACTTGGGTTCTTTCCTGAACCACTTCCATCCCATTCTCTAGGGGACATTTTTCTGTGGAAGTCTTCATACCCCTCAGAGGCATTCTCTTTGGAATTGAAATTGTTTTTATATCTATCGTATAAGAGCTTAGCAGCCCTAACAGTGTCTGTTCCCATTACAATGCCTAACACACGAGCAGCATAATTGAAACGCTTAGCAATCTTATTATTCAGGTCATTTTCAAGCTCTTTGTTTGGATGAGAGAATATAATACGTCCATCAGCCAACAGCTCTCCATCAATGTCTGCCCATTTCTTATCAAACACTTTCTGAGCTATTATTCCATCGCTAGTGAACAGGGAGTCTCTTCTTCCTCCTTCCAGAGAGTTCTTGTATGCAAACACCTGTCCTAAGTATTCTTCAATAATATCTGTGAAGTCTCTAGCAGCAGCCACTCCTATTGGGCGATCTTTAAATGCTTGTGTTGTCTGTGGGTCTAACAACATCTTAATCTGACTGTCCATAAACTTCAAAGCACTAGCAGGACTATCTCCACGCTGTCTAGTGATGAGCTGTTTCATTGTCTTAACAGCTGTTCCTATCTGTTCTTCATTCCCTGAAGATAACACAGCTGTGAATGCAACAGCACTATCTGGAGCATCTCCTGACATTGTATATGTAGTGAGTCCGTTCTTCAAAGTAGTGCTTCCCATGCTCTGTGATAGAAGAGCATCAGTGATAGAGAACAACATTTCTCTATTCTCTGGCTTATTAACAAGGTAGGTTTCCATGTATGTTGGACTAATCTTGTTCAACAAATCCAATGTAGCTAAATCATATCTCTTACGAATATTAGTTTCTTGAGCAACTCTCAGTCCTTCTAATTGTGTTGTAGCATATTTAACAGCATCCTCCCCACTACTAAATGCTTCCATACTACTAACAGTGGCTCTTATGCTGCTTTCTAAACTATCATACATCTCCTTACCTTCTGGAGTGTTTATTAGCCCTTGACTCCTGAGCCATCCACTAGCTTTGTTAAGCATCTGCGTAGCCATATCTGACATACCTCTTTTAAACTTGGCATAGTCAGGCTCTCGCTGTACGTAGTCAAGCATAGATGATTGGAACTCTGTCAAATTTCCATTAACGAATTGTGTACCTCCTTCCTTAGCAAACAGTCTACGTTGCTGTTCATCTAATATGTTTCCTTCTTCACTAAATTCTTGCATTCGCTTATGTCTGCTAAGCTCCGCCTGTCTCTTCTGAACAGCAATATTCAAAGAAGAGAAATCTGGATTGAGAATATCATAAGCCAGTCCAATCCTATCAGCCACATTCATTAGACGCTTTTCTTGTTCTCTGCGTTGCTTATCTTCCTCTTCAGCAGATCTGTCAACAGTGTCTTTAAGCCCGTACACACCATTAATCTTCAATATCCTATTAGCAGCAGCCATAAACTCATCCCCCATATTAGGAAGACGACGTACATGTTTCTTAGTGGTTTCTAATATACGAGCTTCAAACTCAGCAATAGACATTACTCCTTGGTCTTTAGCTCTCTCGTATGTAGCCATTTCCCTCTTGTATGCTTCATCAAGACCCTGAAACATCTCTGGAAGAGCAGCTGGTCCCATTTGAGAAATAAGAGAGTCTCGTGCTTTCTTAAGCTGTGCAGCCTTGATAAATGCCTCATCTCCTTCCCTCTTTCCTTCTCTGCTAGAGATGAAAGAATCTACGTTCCCTTGCTGTTCTTCTTCTAAAGCGGACAGAGAGAAGTCATGAACACCACGTTTGATAGTGTTGTAGATTGTGTCTATTCCATTCCACATCTGCTCATCAGCCTGTCTATCTAAGGCATTAGCAGCTCGTGTTAGATGAGACAAGTCTTGGTGACGATACACCTGTCTCTGTACTCCTTGTTGCCACCCTCCTTTAATTTCACTCTGGGTGTCAATGTTTGTATTGTTTTTACTAATCGGCATTTACTAAGCCCTCTTTTAAAAATTGATTTAACACTTTCTGATCCCTTGGGTCTTTACTTTCTTTGAGTTTCAACAGCATTTGTCTAACAAACCTATCATTCCCATCTTGCTTATGGTGTTCAAACAGGAATTTATATATGTTCTCTTTATTAGACGACATGTTAAATCTAGCCTTCCTATCAACTTCTTTTATAATCTCAGCCCTAAGCTCTGGGTCTACAAACGACACCATGTTTCTGAGCTTCTTAGAATATGTGTAGAAGTCATCCATCTCTCCCTGTCTGTTATTCATCTTCTGTAAGAATGTATAAATCTCGTCAGAGGTTTGTTTAACAAAGTTAGTTCTGTCTTTCTGGAGAGCTTTCAACTCAAACATGTCAATTTCTTCTTGTGTTGTAACACCAACAAGCTGTGCTCCCATGTTCGATTCTACCACATTAAGCCCGTAATTTCTACCTAATTTTGAAACCTTGTCACCAAAGTTTTTAAGCATCATGTACTTAGCAAAGTTGTTATATGAAGACATGCTTTCTAACAACATCATACCAGCCATCTCTAAGCTTTCTTTAGTGTCGTATGTTTCAACAGCGTACATATTAGAAATGTCTTTAGCCGCATTAAACACACTACCAGAGGCTCCTAAGAAAGGGATACGTAATGAACTGTTATATGGAATGTCATCTGCCATATTCTTAAGCCCTATAATAAAGTCCATATAGGGAAGAGTGTTTGGCAGAGGAGACAACATACTAGAAACATTCAAATCACTAGGCTTCCATTCCTTGTCTGGGTCTAAGTCTTGATTGAGGAACAAATCAATTGTGTTGTTCAACAACCAGTCAGCTACACCAGTTTTAAACTGTTCTGAGTATTCTTGGACAACAGGGCTGTCAGAATGCTGAGCAAAATAGTAGGCAGCACCACCTAGTGGAATACCAGCCTTTCCTCCATACAATACAGCTCTAGCAGCAGCTAGTTTTCCTTTCTCAACGCTGGACAATGTTTTGCTGCTAAACACCTGCATGAATGCTTTATGCTGTACAGCAGTGAATTGAAATATCACACCAAGCATTCCGTCTTGATAGGGAAAAGCACCTGCTCTAGTAGACATAGAATGGTTTATATCCCACCCATCTCCTGTTATTTTCTGTATGTTCTCAGGAAGCTTCCAGTCTTTTCCGGGATTGTTTTTAATCCATCTCTCTCTAGCGAACAGCCATGTTCCTAATGTATTAGAGAACTCTGCACTTCCATATCCAAGCTTATTTCCAATGTTAGGAGCTATGTTCCCTGCAGTTTTCATTCCTTCCCAAACACGACGACCAGTAGATTCTCTAATACCACGAGACACATCACCAAATATACTACCCACCATCATGTTTAAGTCAACACTCTCAGGAATACCACTTCTGAGGACAGCTTCTACAATCTCATCATATTCCTTACCAAGCCCACTAATAACCCTTCCTGTTTCATACATAGCCTTGTCGTATGTAGCAAGTTTGTCTGCTTTGCTCATAACACCAGCAAACACACCAGGAGTTTGTCTAATGGCTCTCATAGCAAAGGCAGGGTTCATTGCATACAGTTCTAATTGCTGCTGTGTTTGTACAAGCCATTGTCTAGCAGGGTTGAGCTTAAGGAATAATGTATGCCCAAGTCCTTTAGCAGCACGAACAATAGGATTGCCAGATTGAGCACTCTTACGAATAACATCATTGAAGCCTGTGTATTTAACTTTCTCTAACACATCTCCAATGCCATTCATTACATACTTCCAAGCATCATCTGACAGAGTTGTTCTGTATTCAATATTCTTTCTATATTCAAACAGATTCTGTGCATTCCTATGTTGTTGCTCCATCTCCTTAGAAGCATTTTTAGGAAGCTTAATGTCAGAGATGTGATTTGGAAATTTCCCCTCAGTCATGTGTCCATAGGCTTTAACAAAGTTCTTTCTGAGAACAGTGTCGTAGTCATCCCATATTCCCAATCTAGTGATTGCTTTAACAGTTCGTTGGAATGTAACCAATGGGTCTTCTAATTGAGCCACACCATCTAATGTCTTGAGTCTTTCCCCACGAGAGCTGCTTATCCTACTGCTCTTGCTATACAAGTCAGCATCTGTAATGAGACTATCTATATTGTCAGATCTGTCAGCTTTGAATGAAATAACAACGTCTTCACCAAGTTCTTTTTGGAGTTGCTCCATGTATATTCTAGCTTCTTTCTCAGTCCTTGCAGCTCCCACAACACGAGAGAATCTCTGCATATCTCCTGAATGTGCAAACCCATTTACATTCATTTTCTTTGGAGTGGACACCATGTAGAACTTCTCTACATTCCGTCTAGGAACATACCCTTCAATTCTAGGCATTGTCTGACGAGGGAGCTTTCCATGGTTGGCAGCTAACACATATTCGTATTCGTTGTTCCCATCTCTAACTGGTTTGTTGGTCTTATATACTTTAGCACCTTCAGGAACACGAACAGCTGTTTGACTTTCTGTATCCCACACCATTGTGTTTTTGTGTAGAGAAGAGGCTTCAACCTCTTTCCCATAGCCAATCATCTCTCCATCAGCTTTATACAAAGCACTCAACCCGTCCTGCTCTTTTTGTGCTCTGTCAAGTCTGTTAGCCCAATTATATTCGTAGTCTACAAATCTCTTGTAATGGGCATACCCATCCATTATCTTATCCATCTCTTTAGCAGAGGCTTCAGGAAACTTAGCTCTAATCTCACTAGCTGTAAACCATCTTTGGTTTTCTCCTGTCTCAACCATCAGAGAGATGAATTTCTTATTATTACGAAGAGGGGCTATCTTCTGTCCGATAGCTTTCATAAATTCCCCTTCGATTCTTTTAGCTCCAAGGGTAGTTGTAGCAGCTCCTTTAGTCACCCATTCTGGAAGACGTGTTGTCGGATTGAACAGCCATCTACCTAATGTTGTATTAGCAAAATTAGAAACATCCATTCCTAAGAATGTTGTCTTAGTAGCATCTGCTCCAAATGCCATATCAGAGAGGAAATCGTGAGGCTGGTTCCAATCTACTTTAACGAAGTGTTCATTTCCTTTAGTAACAACAGTTGCTCCCTCAATTCTAGCAGCCGCATTCTGTGCCTCAGTAAGGTTTGTAAATCCGTAATTAGTTGTCTTACCAAACATTGCTGTTCCACGAGTTTCTCCTAAAGTGAATTCTATAACACTATTAGATTGTTGATAAACACCATTCATACTTCTTCCCATGTAATTCAGGTATTCATCAGCCTTTGTTGTTCTTTCTCCAATGTTTACGACAGCAGGATTACGAGCTGTTTCATTAAACAGGCCTTCAAAGTATTCATCAAGCTTTGTAATAGACTCTGTAATGTTTGGATTGTGCAGCTGTACATCATCAAGCTTAGGCATACTCCAACCACCCACAATCTCCCCAGGAGTTGTTCCCATAGCTTCCGCTGTCTTGCTTGTGCCTGTGTTCTCTGCAGCTTCTTTAATTATCTCTTGTCCTAATTTATTAGCCTGTCCAGGAGAAGCAACAGCTACAGTTCCTGCAGGACCCCTAGGAGGAGGGGTTAGGAGAGGAACATTTTGTGGTACGTTTGGATTGTGTGTAAGCAGAGGGATGTTTTCTTTTACGACAGTGTTACGAACAACACCACCACTAGAAGATTTCTCTGCATCTGTAGCAGCCGCTGTTCCTTTCTTGAACACACCACCAACACCAACGAAGTTGAGGACAGAGGAAATGTTTTCAGCAACCACTTTCCATGTAGGAAGTTCTCCGTCTCCCAATATCACTTGATTGAGAGCATTGAATTTATTGTAGTCTGTCCCTGGAACTTTCTTAAGAGCGTCAAGAATGTCAGAAATGAATTCTCTCTTTCCCTCCATAGGAAGAGAAGCATACTTCTTTTGGAGCTTATCCAATCCTGTTCCTGAGAATATAGAAGCTATAACAATGTCTCCTATACTTCCTCCAGTAGCTCCTACAGATGCAGCCACTTCAGCATTGAATGCTAAGCCAGTGATAGGGAGCACATCACGAGCAGCACCCAATGTCACTGTCCCTAAGCTACCCGCGTCACTATCTGCAACACCAGAGATAAACTCACTGCCTGCCAGAGAGCCTACACCTTTGTACACAGCTTTAGAAACGTGACCGACTGCCTCAGACAGAACAGAAGGGTCATTGAACATTCCATACAGAGAATTAATGTCTGCCTGTAGCTTAGCAGCTTCCTTGTCTCTCTCTACAAGTCTATCAATTACAGCACTCTGTAAGTCTTCTGGCTGCGTTAGATTTTGGTGTTCTTCAGGAATAGCAGCTACAGCATATTGGTTTCTGTATTTCTTTCTTAAATCCTCATTAACATCCTTGTTTTCTATGTGGTTTCTTAATACAGTTTTCTTTGTCTCTACATCAATTGTATCATCATTAAGTATCTCAGCCACTGTAGCGTTATTGTCCGCACTCTGTTGTTGTACTAAATGTTGTCTCTCAACATCCAATAGAGCACTACGCCCATTGAAAGCCATATCTGCTTGAGCCTGTTTAAATGCAGACAGCTTGTCCTCACTGCCAGAGACTGTAGCAGCATACCATATTTGTTCGTTAGACGAGACACTAGGCTGTTCAGCTCTATTCTCATCAAAATCTGGAAGATCTATCACTTAAAGATTCCTAGTCAAGTTTAAATAAGTCACTGCCTCTAAATAGGCTAGAGAAGTCAGAAGCCAAACCAAGCCCTTTGGAAATAGTAGCCATAGTTCCACCACCACCACCAAGCTTTGCTTGTGCCTTACTGACTTCTACATTACTATCTTGCATAAGCTCTTCATTACGCTGGAGTCTATCTGCAATATCATTATCTATTTTTTGGAAGAAGGCCATGTCATTCAACAATCCTACATTTCTACTGACACCAGAAGTTGCTCCAGCAAGTCCAGACTGAATACCAGAACTCATGAAACCAGCTCCAGAATTCCCAGCAGCATTAAGCATCTCACTCTTTCTGATTTGTGCCTGTCTCTGCTGGTCTACCATACTAAGAATGTTTGACCTATCTGTGGCGTCTTGTTGGTTCCTTTCTCTGCGCCTATTTAGCTCCATAGAGTCTTTCTGAAGGTAGGCTTGGTTTTGTTGCTCAACTCTAATCTTTCTAGCAGCCTTCTTTTTCTTTTTACTTCCAAACATCCCTGCGATTCCACTGGCTATACCAAATCCAGCAGATGCTACACTAAACGGATCCATATGTATTTATACCTTATCTACTTGTGTTAATGGTATGTGCCACCCTATTAGTTTCATATCCTTTCCTTCCTCTGAGGAAAACTTTATTGACAAACTTCTACCTCTACCTCTAAGTTTGTTCTTTGTTATTATAACATCATCTGGATAATTAATCAATCCTGCCGTATTAGAAAAATCAGAGAGTTCATGTCTAAGTTTATAAGCCCTAAATGGTTTTCCATTCCTGCTCCAAGCAGCATCATCTCCGTGCCAATCCCACAAACCCTGAGCTGTACATCCACTACGGACAGACAGCTCGATTCCTTCATCAGTTGGGACATATTCTTTCTCTGTCCTATCGAAGAAACATGACAAGTAACAGCTCTGTTTGTACAACGCGAAATCATCGCCAATAATAGGGCCAGTAATTAAAAAACTAGAGTAGGAAACTCCAATTGGGTATAATGGTGCTCCAACCCAGTCAAGAAAAGAATAGCTCTTATACTCTGAAAAAGTGAGTTTATCCCCAACAAGGGTTACAAATTTAAATCCCGACATTCTGTAGTCAGCTGCATTGTCAGTCCCCTTAGAGGAAGCTCTAAAATTAGTAGTGCGGGTATACCCGCAAACAATTGGGCCACGATCATATAAAGACAGATCATTCACTGTAAATGCCCCAGTGCGCATATCTAGGATAAGTTCTCTATCATATATCATCTATATTCTCCCAAGATACATTAGTGTAATAATTATCTGAAACAGACAGTCTCCCATACCCATCGGCAAACACAATTCGCCCATCATACGCTTTCCAGAGAGCATCTCCTCCGCGAAGGAAGTTTGCATATGTCGTCATGCTGGTGTAGGTGGTATTCAATGTATATACCTCGCCGTCTCTAACTTCCTTCCAGTTTACAGCAAGGTTACCTGCGAACGGTACAACACCATTTGTCGGTATTTCTCCGATTACAGGGGCCTTTGGCGGTACTTCATTATGCGCAGAAAAATACAGAAAAACTCTTCCATCGATAACGTTGTGTTGCTGGTAAGAAGTTGATGGCCATGTAAATGGTACTCCCTGCGGATTATCAGACCAGAACTCCACCCTATACGATGGATCTGTAGAAAATGTCATAGAACTTGGATTATATACATATCTCCAAGAATATAATCCAATATGTTGATACGGGGAAGCTCCAGTATCAATCACACCGATGACATACACATAATTACTCCCATTTTGATCTATTGCTATCTTAGAAATAGCTCTATTACTATTTGAAGCAAAAGGAGCGTCAGGGTTTGCAGAAAAAACCTTAGTGGAAACAGAAGCTATTGTACCATCCGAATTTAATTTTATAACCTTCCCAATTGTAGATGTAAATGTTAAGAAATGCCCCGTTTCCCCAAGTTTACTAATCTTATGGAATCCAAACGTTGATCCAAGTAAAACTGAATCTATCAGAATTGGTGCGGTGTCTCCATCGAATTTAATAGTGTATATGTAACTATTGTAGACACTTCTTGCGCCAATAAGATATATGTCATCTTTAAAATGTTGAGAGGCAAGATATGAATGGTAGAATACTACTGGTATAGTACCCTGTAGATTATACGTGTTCTCAAGCTCCCATTTTGCAGTTGCAGTATTCCATGTCCAAGTACATAAGTTCTTTGCCGTTGGGGAGTATTGTTCTTGATAGGTTGCAATCCTTTTCCCATCCGGTAAAGCAATAACAAGTGGAGTAATATCGTTTTCCAACCTCGGGATATAGTCAGCCACCTTAGTTACAGACACCCTTCCATTGTCTTTAGGCCCTTTGTCGTAAAGTGTGATTATAACACTCTTTGATATTGAATTTAATTCACACGCTCCCACCAATACTGTCTTATCTGATAGGTTAACAAACCTTCTATCACGAAGTGTTACGTCTAAACCCCACCAAACATTTTCCTTGGGAGGAACAAGTAATGAACGGATAGTGGCATCTCCACTATTGTATAACCACCGAACTTTCCCCTTCAATATATCATAATATGCTAAGGCTTCTTTTTTATTATCATCGGCAATTAGATTATAATCTTTCTGTATTTTATTTCTAGTTAGATTCTCTATAATAATGTGCCCGTATTGATTTCTTGACAGGGAAAATATGCCCTCTCTAGCCCACACTAGTATTGAATCCTCAACGTCGACAACAGCGTTTTTTGATACACAAGATATTTGAGCAACCTTATTAACAGAATATCCAGTGGCAGCGAATGGAAGGTCACCTCCTGTTATCTCCCATATACCAACTTCTGAGAATACTAACACAGAAGTACCATAGCTTTTTAGTGCTATAACATTTGCACATCCTGGGATGAAGATTGTTCCACCATCCCCAGCAGCAAGCTCAAATTGTCTCTGGTCAGTTGGATCATTCTCTTGATAACATCTCTCAAGTTTTGTTTTGTCTGTTATAATCTGTGTGAAATACACTAGGCTATGACTATTAATTGTACGAGCATCAGGATTGATTGTTTCTCCTTGTACACCAGCATAGAATACACGTCCTGCATGTCCGCAACACACACTAACACTACCTGTATCATAGTCGCTTGCTACACCTGGTACTGTACTATTCCTACTAGTGTTCCTGTTTTTAGCGTCAATGATGATGTGCCCTTTAGGAGCTTCGCCAAGATTTAGATACCCTGTGTTCTTTTGGAATGTGTCTATACTGAATTTATTGTAATACAGGCTATCTCCATCGGGAACAAGTCCTAAAGATACAATGTCACAGTTGGAGGCGTACACTCCTAATTTAGTCCTTAAATAGGAATGCACATCACCATATGAAGTGGTTGTCCCAGCTTGTATTCTACCACTATAAATAGCACAGCCATTCCACAGGCATCTTCCTTGCTCAAAATCATACTGGGGTCTTGCGCCATCCCTTGGGTCAAACGTTATATGAAGCTGTGAACCAACCCTAGCAGCTGTTGCAGGATATTTGCATCCTCGAAATATCTTATTATTTACTGCTCCAATAGGTATATCATCGTTATGTTCATCTTGCCACCAAGTTACACCACCCCAAGTTACATTCCCACTTGTACCTCCAACACCTCTAAACGCTTCGATGAATTGGATTTCACTTGTTCCATCAGGAACTGTCTCTATGGAATTTGTCCAACCTTGGTTTATCAGATTGTATTTATGCTCTAAAGACAGGGTTGTCGGGCGCTCACGTAAAGGTAAACCATCGTCAACACCTTGTAGGTCTCTAATCTTAAGTTTAATGTCTGTAACAGAGACTAGGTCTTGCCCCAGATCGTACTCAAGGTACACCGGGTACTCTAGAGCAGAAGAGGTCAATACCAATAGCCCATTAACATAAGCCCCATGCACTTTGCTGTTTCCACCTGGCTGTATAGTAATGTACTGTCCTCTGTTCAGTCTAGCAGCGGATGGGTTTGGAACATTCAAATCAAAGAAGAAAATCCTCTCCCTCACCACGACACAGCCTATCCTAATAGAGGGATTGTTCATAACATTATCCCAATCTATGTAGGAAATAACAGCATCTTCGAGTTCTTTCTCTGTATAGCCTAGTGAGGATAAGGCATAAGAGTCTTCAAACTGTAAGCCTAATCTACGCTCTCTAGTCCCATCTGGAGCTATAGGCATATTGCTTTCACCTACAGATGCTCCTTCTGGGAAATTAAGAGGGGAAGCTTCTGTAATAAGTCCTTTATCGAACTGGTTAATCTTCAGATTGAACTGTTTTGGCATCTTTTATTCTCTGTTTAGCACTTCCTTGGCTATGTTTAGGAGCTTGGTCTAACAAATACATTTCTGCAGCTTTCTCTGATTCTCTCTCCGATGTGTATATTCCAGACAGCATTTGAGGAAGCTCTCCTCCCTCTTTAAACATAAACTTTATTGCGTTGCCTTCACGATAGTTAGTGAGAGTTGATCCACCTTTTGTCTTCCATTCCTTCATTTGCGTTTCCTTCCATAGTCTGGATATGTAACACCTTTGTGTTTTACCCATTGGTTATGAGCCATACGTCTACGAATTGATGTAGTCATTTGCTCCAGTTTAGGGTTAACAGATTGTTTAATATTCACATAACAATAATTAATACATTCATTAATGAACCAAGGATGGTCTTCTAATGGGAGATTGAATCTAAAAGTATCCTCCAACCTCACCATAGGGAGCATACTTCCAAACACCTGTAAAGATGTGGTTGCTGCTCTTGGTTCTATGTCTTGGTTAAAACTGTCCAAAATTAAAAAGTCATTACTATATACTGTGTAATATTCAGGCTGTTTGTTTGTTAATATGTTCAAACTCACTAACCCATCTACAGTGGTTTGCACTGTAACATCTGGACTGAGACTGTCTCTCTGTTCCAAATGTTTAATAAATTCTGGCCATGGAACAAACGGGAGTTCCACATATCTGTCCCTGTCCCCAATCTCTAACAGCTTGTTGTATTTCACATTAATTATTTTACGCATCTCTGGATCAAGTTTAAACCCAGTAGACATTACAGGCACTTCATCTAGCTGCACCACCTTCTCTAAATGGGGCCAATCTCTCCCTGCAATTAAATTAGAGAATATACGTATGCAGATACGTGCCACTTGCTCACTCTCTACAGTTTCTAATATCGAGTCAACATCATCACTCTCCAGTTCAGACAAGATGTATTTAACTATTTCTAAAAATGTTGGGTTAGAAGAAAATTCCATGTGCTCTCCCTATTGTAAATTTTAGTTGCTGATTGTCAGATGATTGAAGAGTTGGAATAGATATACCAGAGGTGGATACTCCCTCTTTAAGTCTGGTGAAGAACAATGAGCTGGTGTTCCCCAACATTGGAAACAATAATGGAGGGGGAGCTATTAATTCAAATATCCAAAAGGAGTTTTGTCCATCCAATCTCTGTAACAGAATTGGGGCATCCTCTAATTTAAAGGGGTATAGGGAAGCTTGTGCTCCTATATTTGGGATATTGATGTCTGCCATTACAGTTTGAAGATTCCTGAAACATTAAACTTAACAGGGATGTTACTACCATCAGATGTGTATGGAACATTTCCAAGCCCACTATCGTACCAAGCAATAAGTCTCCATGTAGTGTTTGCACCTGAATTCTTCCTAAACAACACAGCACTCACTATTGTGGCTGCAGGAACACTTGGGAATGTTACATCATCTCCAGTTAACACCCCATTGGATATAACACAATTAGAAATCTGCACCGGTGTTGTTACCTCTCCAGCAACAACAGCGTCATAAAATTCGTTACTACTACTCCAAGAGGCACTGCTGTTAAGTAAGGAAATATAGACGCCATCAGTAGGGGTGTTAGCATCCAAGCTAACGTTGCTACTCCCTTTCATCATAGCATCTTTAAACTTCGGATATATTGCATTTGCCATTTTATTTCCTCATAAAGGGGGACAGACAAGCTGTCCCCATAAACATTAAGCTAATGTAATGTAGTCAACGATGAGAATAGCTGCTCCAGCTGTCATTGTACCAGTAGCAGCCACAACAACTTCACCATTATATGTAGCACTAGACAGCTTATTAATGAGCGTGCCATCAGCTGCCTGGATAGTTCCCTTATCCAACTTATTGCTGGCAACAGTTAAATTTGTAGCCGTATATATAGCGGTAGCAGAAATAGATGTACCATCTTTTTGTGCTAAGCCAACTGTTAAGGAAGTGCCACCAGCCCATGTAACTGTGGGGATGAGACGTGCTCCGACAATTACACTATTGGCAGGAATCACTTGTTCTTGGTTGGTTGTACCAGCAACAGGAAGGGTTTTATAGTCGAACTTCCACACAGCACGTTTAATCGAATCCTGTACACTACGTGCTCCGTAGCTTTCATTTACAGGACGAGGGCCGTAATGAACATTTACATTACGAATACTATCTTTCTCAAAACTCATTTTCTATTCTCCTTAGATTAGTATGCAGTAGAGCTGGTGTAGATAACGCCCAGAGCATCTTTACGTTGAACACCAAAACCAAAACGAGAAGTAACTTGGAATTGATCACGACGTTTGCCATGTTCTCTCCATCCTTCTGTTTTAGGTTGTTGTCTCCAAGCATGCATTACAGGCTTGGTGTTGTCATCAGCTACACACATGAAGATGTTAGCAATGTCTGTTGCTACAGTGGTAGTGTTTGCCAAACTGTATCCTGAAGCGTCAATTGCTGCAGCTTCTCCGGCAGAAGGAAGGAAGTTGGAGGTCCAAATATCCCATCCATAAATGTTACGTACAAATTTATGTGTACGAACAAAACCTTCATTCAAGATACCTTGGAACTGAGGATTGTCACTACTAGTAACAACAGTCAGGCTGTTCAGCGTAGCTTCAACAATAGGGTCAACGATAGCAATACGACCTTCTGGAGGTACGTTAGCTTTGTCAAAAGCCAGTTTCATTGCTATGAAATCAGACAAAGACATAACCCGTGTAGTAACACCCTTGCCACCAGCAATCCAACGGTGAGGACGACCATTAACCAGGTTAACATTGGTTGTTCCTGTGAGTCCTTTATGAGCAACTTCCAAGAAACGAGCTTCATGGTTTTCAGCTAAAGCACGAGTAGCTGACTGAGCACGCATACCCATCAACTGATCTACTTGTGAGCCGTCTTGACGGAGTTCGTCAGTAACGTACCATCCATCACCTTTATAGTCAGTGATAGTCATGGTGATGTTACCAGTGTCAATTGGGCTGAATTTAACTTCAGTGTCTTCAGTAACGTCTTGAATGGTTACATCACCAACGGTTTTGATGTTCAGGGTGGTGCCATGGCCGAAGTCAGACACATCTCTCCACATTCCATCAGGGAGCATGTAAGCATGCAGGTTTTCTAAGATAAACTTACTATATACTTCTGCTTCGATGAACGGAGCAGTATTACCACGATATTGAGCCATTTTTAATTCTCCTTAGTTATTCCAAGTTGTAAAAGTTGTTCCTTAGTATAACCATTTAGCACAGCACTACGAGCAGCTCTAATAGAATTAGCCAGGTCTTTAGTTGTGTTTCCTGACAGTTTAATTCCATTATTGTTGTTCTGTTGGGTAGAAGGAGGAGCAACAACACTACTCTCAATCTTCCCACCATGCGATGCAGCTGGTCTACTAATAAGTTTTAAAACAGTTTTCGGAGATGTATAAGCTAGTTTGTCCAAATCCTTTGGAGCCATTCCAAGTTCATCAGCTAGTTTAATATACTCCGCTTCAGCGCTCTCACCGAATGTTTCTTTAAATGCAGTGAGCACTTGTTTAGCATTTGCTTCATGAACTTGCCTTGCGGTTTGTTGTTGAAACATTTGCTCTACGAGTTGTGCAACCTGTCTCGAATCAACTCCTTTAACAGCTTGGTCATTCTGTTGGAGACGTTCTTCCTTTAATTGCTGCACTATAGCCTCTAAGTCTTTCTGCTTAGTTTGAGACTCCCGGAAAGCTTTATTCTCTTCCTCGAGTTGTTTGATGTGAGTTTCTTTATGTTCAAAGCTTTTCACCAAATCAGCAATGGTTTTGAATTTCTTTCCATCTCCTACATAAGCATCTAATTCGCTAGGAGGCGTTGCATCAGGAGTTTGCTCAGTGGTCGCTGTAGTTTGTTCCTGATTAAATAGTTCTGAGTTTTCTTGTGTCATTGTCCCAAATACTCCAAGATTTTACGTAAAGACTTCTTTCTTCCAATAATGTCTGCTTGATGAAGCTCCCAAGCAGGTAGGGTATAATTTTCGTTATCTTCAGACTGACGTTCAGCTAGAGCTAGTTGATTATATAAATATTTAATGATCTCTTGTAACGTTTCTTCCTTGGATAACTCCGCAAATCGTTGTACCATAGTTTTTTATGTTTGTCAAGTGTTTTATTAAAATATTTTATTCCTCTCCCATGCCTTGCATTCCAGACGTGTCAACAGTGTTTTCCTCTGCAATATTAGCACGTTCAGTGGAAATTAGACGTTGGGTTTCTGCTTGTTCAGCCACAGCAATATTAGTTCTAAACAGGGAGTATTTAGTAAGGCCCATAACATCCTCAATAAATGTTGCTAGTTTAACAGAAGACAGATGAGGCTGTATCAATTGTAACAGAGGACTATTAGCTATTCCTGTTAAGTTCTGTATCATCTGTGCTCTAGCAGCATAATGTCTGCTTCCCATTGGGAACAGCTTCCCTTTGGCTGTAATATCTTCTCTAGTGATGTTTACAAACTCAGACACACCAAAATCATCATCCATCACTCTGATAATATCACTCATCACCATGTTACGTTTAGCACTCTCAAGCATTAAGTTTAGCAGAGGCTCCATAAACTCAATAGAGAACTTCAATATTTTGTTATTAAATATCCTACTAGCTGCATTCTCCAATTGCTGCACTTCAAATGCTGTCTTCTCTCCAGGAGTTCTAAATCCCATAGCCTGTTTAGGAGCACCAGCCATTTCTTCCATTAAGTTCATTAAATAGGCTATCTCATTGTTCACTTGGAAAGCAGCAGAATTAGGAGCTAAGCTTTCTACATCTCCGTCTTCAGGAAGATGTATCTCTGTTCCTGGTCCCCATGTAAAGGGTTCAACATCTCCTTTAATCTTCAACGGAGGATGTATCGTTAGGTCTAAAGCATCAGCCTTTAGATTCTCTAAATGGTCAAGGCGATATTGCATACCAACTAGATTGTCCATTGGTCCCATTCCATACAGATTGTCTGGACGATCCCTCCAATTCACCTTCACTTTGTTATCTGTACCAAGCCAATTAGGGTTTGGAATGTTACGTAGGATGATTGTACCATCAGCTACAGTGATGAGACGATTTTCATACAACACACCATCTTCTTCTGAATACAAATCTCCTTCAAACTCCAATATCTCTACAAGCCCACTGCCTAGGTATTCAGACATTGTTCCAAAACCATCTGCTAAATATCCTTCAGCTTTATTTAAGTCTTCATATGAACAGGCTGACAGGCTCTTACGATATTTAATCATCTTCTCGAAAGCAGAATCGTCAAACTGTAAGTCTGTTCTAACTTTCTGTTCTTTTACAAGTTCTCCAACATTCTTTAAATATCTCGTAAACTTAGGACTCTTTCTATAACTAACAGCTGTTGGGTTGTAATAATGGTCCCATGGGCTGATACGGAAAACTTTAGGGCCTATATATGTAACCACCTCTTCACCCAAAATATCATCCCAGTGAGTTTCATTAACCCATACCACCTCAGCAAATGCTTCTCCATTGTCAATGTAATCGAGAATGCATCTTGACATGGTTTCCATAAAGCCACTCTGTTTACATTTGTTCTTAATGTAAGCTTCGATAGCTGTGCGTTTCTCTTTGGTAATATCATCCTGACTGTTCCCTTCCCATCTAAGCCAATCCTCATTAGGGAAGATAGCATCATAGTAGTTGGCATGTAGGTTATCCCTAATCTGTGTAAGCTTTGGCACTGTAGTGCGGTTCTTCCACGGCAGAGATGAGTTAGTGGTTGTAGACGTGTCTGTTGCGAACAGATAGTTACGTAGTTCTTTACGTTCCTCATCCCTTGCTAAGCGTTGTATACGCCATCTCTCATATGTCTGTCTGAGCTGTCTAGCCATGCTCTCAGTGTTATCAGCGATAAGCTGGTTGACATGTAATACACTTTGTGTACTCAATTCGATACTCCTCCAAATCTACTGTGATATATAATATTTGTCACTGTTGCTGTTCCATGACTCTTCTTAGGTGCTTTACAAATTGCCACTGCATTAGACAAGCTCTCCTTAACGTCATCGTGTGGTGGGTGTTGCATAACAAGCTCTTCTTCTAATATCTGTGTATTCCCTCCATTGTAATGCCATATCTGGAGGTTATCATATCTAGGAGCTAATATAGCTTCAATACGTTCTGCTTTATCCCCATCATGTCTTGTAGGACGATATTCATCAATTGCTAAAGCAAGTCCTTGAGGCTTGATGTAGTTTTCCCTAATTTCAGAAACAATAGCTTGTTGGGCAATTGTCACCTCAGCCCTAATCATCCTAAATCCCCATTTAATTTGAGCATTTAAGATGTGGTCGTAATACTCCTTAATCCTGTCTGTCTTAAATCTGTCTATTTCCAATACGTAGTAGTTGTTATCACTATCAATTCCTACAACAACCAATGCTGTAAAGTCAGCTTTCTTCTTAAGAGAGAACGCAAAGTCAACAGCAGCAAAAACATTCAGCTTGTTTCCCTTAAAATACCAGCTTCCACCCTCTTGTGTCAAGTATTTTCTGTCGTAATACTGAAATTTATCTCTAGGAATAACTTCAGAGCCAGCAGCATTTGGATTGTTGTAATATTGAGCATAGAACTGTGTTGTGTCAATGTACTTTGCTTTAATTCTAGCTAATATGTGAGCATCAAACCCAAATTTCTTTCCGTCTTCCCTAGAGGAAACAGGCCACAAGAACTCTCCATCTGTCTCAACAGTACGTGTAAACACTTCAAACACAGGAGTGGCTACATACTCTCCTTCCTTCTCATCCCAAACACTCTCTTCCATGTTTATTAGGGTGTCGTATAAGTCTCTAGGATGGTAGCGCGTTCCTACAATCACCTCTTTTGCGTTAGGAGATTCAATAGAAGCTAATTGAGAGTAGAATTGTGCCACTTTATTCCTTCCCTCTTCTGTGTAAGCATTCCCAGGAACAACAATATCATCTAAGATTGTTGCAGAGCTATGAAGACCAGTGGTGTTTGCTGTAAGTCCAACAGCTCTAATAGTCATATCCCTGATACCTTCTGCCCTTCTAGCAGGGTGATCTATAGCTATTGCATCAACACTCCATTTCTCCCTCTTAGCTTCTTCTTGATTTATAAACTCAGGCCAATACCTATTGTATATTCTGCTCTCAAATATCTGTTTTACTTGGAACAATTGAGCTTCTGCCAATGTAGCTGTAGCAGAAACATATAACAACGTTGTTGTTGGATCACGTGTCACCCACCAAGCAGCTAATAAGGCTGTAAGCTTGCTATTATGGGTTAGTAGATAGTCTTTAGTGATAAACAAACCATCATCGTTAGCAACAGTGATGCATCTCCCCAATCCCTTGTCACTTTTCTTCAGGCTGACAATGGCATTTCTATTCTTAGCTACATACTCTTTACACTTCTCTACCTTACGTTGAAGCTTGAATGGAATAAACCCAACCTTAACAGATACAGCATAACAAGCAACTTCTTTATCAAAGCCTTTAGCAATGTAACTATTAGTCTGAGCAGTACCTCCCAAACTACGAACCAAATCTACGACTTGCAAAACAAGGCTGTAGTTTGTATTATAGAACACAGGCATACCATCAGCCTGAACACTCCCACCACTATCCATCAGCCCAGCCAACAAAACCTTCCTTTGTTCCACACTACCAAACAAGTATTCTTCTGGAATATGTTTGTTACCAAGAAGGTTTGCTTCCCTAAGAGGTTTCCTTAAACCCAACAATCCATATTTCCCATTTCCATATTCACTGTGGTTATAAGGGATATATGTCAAAATCTCCTCATCAAATGTTGTGATTGCTGCGTCGCTGCTATTTCCGTCACCAAGCCAGAATCCTAATGTATATGGGTCAATAGATAATTCCTTCTCTTCAAATTGAATAGCATCGCAGTTAGGAAGGAACACACGATATTCCGTGTATTCTTTACCACTACGTTTATCTAGTCTATTCGTGTAATACATAGAAGCTAAATACTCTGTTGACTTTGTGACTTCCTTATCTCCTGTATTACTGGGAATTTGAACAGTCCACAGGTGTTCTGCATTACATCTCACTCTTCTACCATCTCTTGTGATAAGCTGGTAGAAATCCATTTCTGTAATAGGATGTGTAGCTATAACTTCTGTTGGTTTCCCATCACGGCCAATTACAAGATCTCCTACTTTCAAATCCCCATTATTCACCCACCCATTAGGTGTTAGAACAGGCTCATCTATGGGGAGAGCTTTTAAATGCCCTCTCGGAAGCAACATCAACAAGTTGTCCTTAGCATCTTGTCTTGTAAGCCATCTACAAGCCTCTACATGGACATTTCCTAGCAACAAATAAGGGGCAACTAACCGAATGAAACTAACAAAGTCATTCTCACATTGCTCCCTTATTAGAAGTTTATTATCTCTGTCTATCAACTTCCTTACTCCATTCTATAGCAGTGTTTAAGGCTGCTCTGCACTCATCGCCTTCTCTAATGAGTTTTTGAATTTCAAGTCTATAATCTTGTATTGCTCTATCAAGGGCCCATCTATCGAACCTGAGTGTTTTTGATTCAGCACCGTTGGGACCGGAGGGATTGGAGGGCAGTACACTTGTTTTAGATTGCTTGAGCAACCTGTTATAACTATCACGGATAGCAGAAATATTAGTTTCATATTCATTGTTTAAATCAGAGACAAGTTTAACCTGTTTCTCAGCCTCTTTCTTATATTGTTTAATCTGCGCATTCTGTACAGCAATCTGAGCATCAGTGGTCTTTTTAATATTGTCATACTGGGTCTTGTAATAAAAGACCAACATTAGTAAAAAAGCCACTATCCCTATAAAATATTTCATTTAAGTTTAGTATTATATTTTTTACCACGGAACGTAAATTCTTTAGCACCAGATTTACGTTGTTTAGCAAATTCCTTCTCAAAGGCTACACGAGTAGAACTTTTACCCTAGCCCTAGCCCTTCCTCGTTTAGCTATTTCAGTTGATCCACTTATTTTCTTAACCATTTATCTTCTCCTTAGCTATTAAATATTCTTTAACAAGTCCACTACGAACAATATCATCCGTGGTGAAATTAACATGTAACACATTATTCATCCCTTCCAGAATAGTCATAAATCTCCACCAACCAGAAGGGTCATGTTTCTTCAATAGGTCAGTTTGTGCAATGTCGCCACACATAATGAGCT